GTCCCAGTGGCTAAACTGGACAGGCCCGCAAAGCTCTGCGAGTGCCATAGCAGCGGCAAGGGGGTCCTTACCCCATCCCTTAAGCCTGCGTAGCAAGCCATTTCGGTAGAGGAAACGACCGGTGTTGCCGTCAACCGCATACCACCAGCATAGAAAGCGATACTGTTCGAACGTAACTACAAAGTTCTCTCCCGCGTTAGGCCCGGAAGGCTGAATGACGTACTTCCACATCCAGTTGACAATTTCGTCGCCTAGCGTGAATTCAGGTAGGTAGAACCCACCCGACTCAAGAGTCTGCCAGGTGGGGCCTACAACGTGGGCCGGTGTGGGAGCAAGAGGTGGCGAACCCATTGTGCTCCTTAGTTGATCTGGCCTAGGTTCTTGACCTGCCAGTAGAATGGGAAGGTTGCGGACGCGTACAGCGTCCCTGCGTTTGCCGACTTGTTCCCAAGGACAAACACCACGTTCGACCCGTCTAGGTCTCCCGCCTCAACCACAAAACCACGCGAAGAGGTGATGGTGTTGAACGGAGGTGGATACCAACCAGGGTCGCCTTCCACTGCTGGAGTAGACGTACCCGTCGACATCCATCGGACGGCCGTGCTTCCCACCCTTACAGCCGCATCAAAGAACGACTGGGTGTTATCACCCTTCATGCCGTGGATCGAAATCTCCACCCAATCCCCGATAGCAGCAGGGATAGAAAGGACGAAATCGAGCGGCAGCCCGTTGGGCTGACCCGGCAGGGCAAAAGAACCACTGGTGTTGGGAAGCGGAGTCACGTTGCCCGAAGTAATCCGGGCATGACGCACCTTTGGCCGTGCGGCAATGAGAGCCGCGTTAACCGCCGTCGTATCCGCCTTTGGGGCAAGACCGTTGGTTAGCTGAGTAGTAGTAGCGTAAGAGCCTGACGGTTGCTTTCCGTCAAGCGCCGTGCTGAGTCCTGTGACATCCGAAATGGCGTGAGTGTGGACAATTCCTGCGTACCTCGCATCACCACGGGCGTTATTGTGGTATTGTGGATGGTCGTCATCAGATAGCCCTGTAAGAGAACCGTGATCGGTGACTCCTCCTCCACCGCCTCCAGGGACGAAGATGTTTCCGTACTGGTCTGGGAAGTGTCCATTCACGCTCCTCACGGGGTCATAGAGATCCGGATCAGGAAGCAGCATCCCCACCGCGTCTGGCAGGTTTAGCGCTACACCATCAATAACTTCGATGACCTTGGTAACCCTGTACAGCTCTGAGAGCCGCACAGACACCTGATACAGGCCTTCGGGGAGGGTTTGGTTCAACTGACCGGCTGGGACGTCTACGACCGTCTTGACGGGGATTACGACGCCGTCAGGGTCGTCTGGGATCTCAACCGATTCGAGGAGAAGGAACACGATGGTGCCAACAGCCAAGTCACCCTTGGGCGTGTACCACGTGCCGGTAACGGTCCCTGTGGGTACCGAGGCTGGAAGTGCCATGTGCTCACAACTTTCTATAGCATGTTCAATAAACGTGTCTGTTCAAATTTCCTGAACATACAGAAAAAATGAACACCGGTCAGGATGGGTGGGATCGAACCACCGGCCCCGCGCTTCCAAAGCGCTCACTCTACCTCTGAGCTACACCCTGATGACGGTTGTTTAAGGGACAACCCACAAACCCTTGAGCCGCTACACGGACTTGAACCGGGAACCGCCTGTTTACGAGACAGGTGCTCTTCCATTTGAGCTACAACGGCGCGGCCCTTAGGCCTCTCGATCAAAAGTTCGCTGTCGGTGGCAGTTTGAGCAAACCACGTCGCATTTTGCGATCTCTTCTTCGAGCTTCTTCATGGACCCCAGGTTGGGCAACCGGCTTGGGTTGTACAACTTGATTGTCCCTGGACGATGGTCCAGATCCATTACGTAGTAGGGGTACTTAATGCCGCAATCCATACACGGCCTGTCTTTCGCAACCTGAAGAGCAAGCCTAAGCTTTTCCCTGTTGGCTACCGCACGGTCCCTATAGACCTTCTTGTTGGACCGATAGTGCTTCAAACGGGACTCCAGTGCTCTGGGGTCCTTTGGATCTTTGTAACTCATTTGCGAGGCCAGAACGACTCGAACGCTCATCGGCGGGGTTGGAGCCCGCAGTTTTTCCAATTAAACTATGTCCCCTTGACTAGCACACGCAAAAGAACCGTCCGCAGTCCTTACACAAAAACACCATGCTGGTCGCCCTGGATTCGAACCAGGAACGCTGGGTTCAGAGCCCAGAGTGTTGCCGTTACACCAACAACCATTGGTCCGTGCACACTCTTACGCAGGCGTCCCCACTCGCGAATACACGGATTGTCATCCATCCAGGATTTGAACCTGGAACCTAGAGCTTAAGAGGCCCTTGCTCTACCCTTGAGCTAATGGACGGTCGCTCACCCAGGTTTCGAACCTGGTACTTCCTACTCATCAGGTAGGCACTCTGACCAATTGAGTTAGCGAGCGATAAAACTATCAGCCATCGATCTGGCCATTGCCATGACAGGTCGGACATACGATCTCCGTCTGACTACCGTCTGACTCACGCTGGTACACCGTACTCGATCCACCCTTGCAGGTGTAGCAATCTATCTTAGCCACTTCACTCCTTGTACGTGGTCGGTAAGGACGGGACTCGAACCCGCTAAGACCGGCTTCACAAACCGGTGCCTCGGCCACTTCGGCTTCCTTCCTGCTCCCACAACTGGACTCGAACCAGTAACCCGCGCCTTAACAGGACGCTGCTCTGCCATTGAGCTATACGGGATTAACGTGGCCACTCGATACACCCGCCACGACATGGTAGTGTCGCGCACAGCATCGCCGGACCAACGGGTAGTTCCTGCCACTTCGAGTTTACTACCAACTTAGACGTCGCTCCTGAGGGATTCGAACCCCCGCAAACCCAGGTTCGTAGCCTGGTGCTCTGTCCGGACTGAGCTAAGAAGCGATTTCTACACGGATACGATCGGCAATCCCGGACTTGAACTCTTCTACGTAGTCCATCCATTCTTGCGGCATGTTCTGCTGCCACATTCCACGACTGGCTTCGATGAACCCCATATACAGGTCTTGGTACATCTTGGGCCATTCGTTGAACTCTTCCTTGCTTGCGATCATCGATCCTCCGTAAGTGGTTACCCGCCAGGGAATCGAACCCTGATCTCCTGGGTGTAGGCCAGGAACTCTTCCTTTGAGCTAGCAGGCAAAGCCGAAACGCTTGGATTTGAACCAAGAACCCGTGGCTTTTCACGCCACTGCTCTTCCAAGTTGAGCTACGTCCCGTTGATCCCAGTTCAAGGACTCGAACCTCGAACTCCCGAGTTACAGTCAGGCCGGTTGCCAATTACCATACAAACTGGGATAGTACCCCTCCCCAGATTCGAACTGGGAACCTTCCGGGTCTGAGCCGGACGCCTCTGCCAGGTTGGGCTAGAAGGGCAAATACCGCACCGTGGATTTGCACCACGACAACAGGAGCTTATGAGACTCCCTGCGCACTCCGCGCACGGTGTGTTACCCCGCTTTGATTCCCAGACGGGGGTCAACTGGGTGGGGTCATTAGACCCTCAAATCACTATGGCTATCGACGAGGGCAGGAGAACATGTGCTGTCCACCCTTGAGCCCGCAATCGGGGCATCCTTCGTCGCCTGGAACAAACTGGATATTACTCACCACGGCCTATTCGGGCAGGTTGGGCTGTGGTTGTCGCCTAGACCGCCACACCACCTGCACTTGGTAGTCGTCACTTGTTCTCGTTCTGTAGGTCCTTGATCACGTCACACCATGAGGCGTGTACCCCACCGCTGTTGTGACAGGTGTCGCAGCGTTCTACGCCGTCTTCATCCTTGTACCTCAACATGCGGGCTGATCCCTATCTGGGTTGCGGATACACCACGAGGCGTGATTGCCTGCGGAGTGTCCACATTCCTTACACTTGGTGTCTGACACGTCTACTCCGTAGGACATTGGCCGCCGGTAGGGCAATCTTCAACCCTCGAACCACAGCCATCACAAATTTTTGGAGCCATTACTTCTTTACCAAATCCACATCTACCTTGTCTACCAAGGCGTCTGCGAGCTTGTCTACGTCAACCACACCCGCCGAAACACCCTTTATCAGGTCTTCCAGCTTCGTGAGTCGGGCTTCAAGCTCGGTAATTACCTGGCCCGTGGACTTACCGTTGGTTAGGTAAGGCAGGCTCAGGTCAGTACGGATATCCACAACCGCTTCGTAGAGATACTTGATGACGTTACCCGTCGACACACCGTTCGCGAGGAAGGGAATCGTCAGGTCGTTCCGTAGGTCTACGAGCGAATCATAGATGTACTGCTGCTGAGTATCGGTTAGCGCCATGAAAGGGCCTCCTGAGGTAGCGTTTCGGGCCTCCGCACGGAAGGCGTTCATGTCGATCATCTGTCCGGACCTGAAGCCGGGGTCCCACTTGCCTTCGTAACCCCTGCCGTTGACTTCACCGTGTCCGCGAACAACGTTGATATCCCCGTTGGCAAACAGATCGGCTACCGTCTTGGCGAAGACCTTGGCAGTGGAGTACTGCGCAGCAGTCATCGGCGAGACACCGGGGTAAACAATTTCAAGACCAACCGTGTAGTAATTCCGGTTGGAAGCGTAAGGACTCAAAGGTCCCTGGTTCGGACCAAAACCACCCCCCGCGTGCCATGCGACACCAGAAGCGAGGACCGTCAACGAACCATCGGCATTGCCGGAGAAGTTGGCAAGTGCCTGCCCGTACGCCCAATCCTGAGTGGACGATACAAGGCCTGCGTAGGCCGAACCATAATTGGAACCGGTGTGGTGAATAATGGCTCCCCGGATGTCGATCTGGGGCTTACCCTCGTTACCACGGCCGTTCCAGCCCGACCATTCGTATACTGTGACACCACGCGCTCTCAGCGCGTTGACAAGGTCTGCAACGTCACTCATATGAACCCCTTAGGGAATCTAGGACTAGGCTGTCCTGGCGTTTAACTCCAGCGGTATAGCCTAGATTGGGTTTGGAACCAACTCCGGAGGGAGTCAGCGGAGGAGAGGTACGCCACTCAACCTCCGGAGTCAGAACTCTTAGGATGCCTTGCTGGCACGTTCCTTGAAGTAAGCAGCAATATCGGTGATCTCAGCTTCCTGACCATCACGCTCAACTTCGATCCTCACACGCCTACGGTCTCCTTCGGTGACCAACAGGTTGGACAGCGCGGAGTTGATAGCCGCAAACATAACCGCCGAAGGCTTCTCGCCTTGGCGCATAAGCTTGTTGATGAAGTACATCACATACCGGGCGTATTCCCAGTCGGATGGTTCGTAATACTTGGCTTGTGCCGACTCCTTCAGGGAGTCGTAGAAGTTCACTACCATTGGATGTGGGTCATCCAGAGCTAGTGGTGGTGCAATAACCAGTCCGGCTGCTACTAGCTTCTCGATCGGAATGACTTCGGCATTCCGACGAACCCTCTCGTCGCTTCGCTTCGGTACTGGACCGGTAATCCCTGCCATTACTCCTCCTGGGAGCTAACGGGCCTTCCTGAGGCCCGGATGTTGTTCTCTTGGTCGTTTGGTCAACCTCTTCCTTCGGAGACGTTCTCTCAAGCCCTCTTGAGAGGACTTGATGGAGTGACAAGCAGAGCAAACTGCTTGGAGGTTGGTAAGACTATGGTCATCTCCTGGACGGATATGGTCTACCTCGGTTGCTCTCAGGGAGCAACCTTCGTATCGGAGTTGACATATACGACCATCCCTTGAGAGGATGGTCTTGCGAAGAACTCCCCAGTTAGAAGGGAGTTCCCCGACTCGGTTGGAGCTGTTCCAACCCATACTAACCCCTAACTGTTTATCAGGTTTTGGGAACGGTCGTGGACGACCCACTGACCGCCCCATCTTCCCGATGGGGCTAGGAGAAGGAACTCGGAGAGTTTCTTCCCTTTGGGACCTCCTCCTTTAACCCGGAGGTCTTCAAAAAATTTTACCAAGACGCCTTTGAGGGCGTCTACCGAACGATGAGTGAGGTAGTGCCCCCCTTACCCCCCAAACAGGTGGTAGAGGTTGTTTTTCCCTCTCTCACCCTGTATATAGGTGTTACAAACGCCTGTTTTCCCAACAGTGTGACCAGGCTCACACATGTAACTGTGCGTGAAATATATACTTGCACGTGCAACTATGTGCCTGTTTACGCTCTGACCAGCACTTTTGGCCTCAGCAACCCGTACGGGACCAGGGTGGCGCTATA